CGACAAATTTACGGTCGACCGGATCGCCTTCCGGCTGCGCCTCGGCGTAGCGCTCAAAGACGTATGCCAGGAAAATCGGCTTGAAGTCTTCTTGCAGCTCGGCGCGCTGCGAAGCGTACCAATTTGGATGTTGACCGCAGCCGTCGATGAAGATTTTCAGACCGGCGCCGGAAGCATCGGCGTCGTCGAGTTCGAGAAAAACCTTCACGTCGCGGCGATGCACCTTCGCATAAATCCGGGCCTTATCGCCCTTTTCCCAATAGCTGGCCTCGATGCCGGCCTGCTTCGCGCGTTCGATGATTTTTTCAACCATTGGTGTCATTTTCGGGTCTCCCCCTGTTTGGCGGGGCCAATCCCCTGCCGATGAATTGAATATAGGCCGCTATATATCGGTGTCAAGCCCTAAAGTGTACAATTCCGGTAAAATATGCTCTTGACACTCGTCCCCCCGTAGGTGTATGAGATCTGGCTTAATAGGATTACCTCGCTCAGCCCGCGCCACAAACGCGGGTTTTGTGTTTCACAACACACCCAATTCCGGTAATTATATACGAGCATGACCCGCAAGAAGTGCGATGATAAACTGTTTCTTGATATGCCGTTTGGCGAGGCGCTGGAACGCTTTATCGAAACGGATGTTGAGGAAGTGGCCGCTAGCGTGGCCCGATCTAAGAAGGCGAAGCCTCCGGGCGGCAAATTACGCAAGCCGCCCGGAGGTAGAGTTAAGTCTCACAAAGTCGTTCGACTAGCTGACAAGCGTAAGCCGAAGCGGGGTTAGATTGGAGTGATGTGGCAACATCCTCCAATGTCCGCGAACGTGCTGTAAGCGCCCGTCGCGGATTCGATAGTAAGGTTCGATCCACAGCATTTGTGGTGATCCCTATATTCGAGAGACGGGAGTGGCCCGTCACCGAAGCGGTTTGGGTCCGGTGCCACGTGCACATGGCACCGGATATACATTTGGATTTGAAGGTTGGGCCGAGGCGTTCCTTTCCTCGGTTGCGCGCCCTCCAGCGCGACCTATCAGCGGGGTCTGAGCCCGCCCCATCCGGGCAACGCTTAATCCTTTTCCGACAGTAAAACCAATCAGTGGCGGCTTGTGCCGTCACTAACGAGGATTTAGCAAATGGTCGCGGCCGTCAAAGCAGACAATTTTATTAAGGCATTGGTCAACAAGGAAATTGACGTATTCGGGACAACCGACACGTTTAAAATTGCCATTTGCACCGATGCGATGGATGCCGCGAACGACGATTAATTAGCCGACCGGACCCAGATCGGCGGCTCCAACGGTTACACCACGGGCGGCGAGGATATCCAGAACGATGCCACGCGAACTGGCGGCACCGTCACCATGACTGCTGTTGATGTGGTCTGGACCGCGACAGGCGGCAATTTGGGTGGATCGACCACGGGCCGCTATTTCGTCATTCATGACGACACGTCCACGACCGACATACTCATGACGGATTACGATTACGGCTCGACGTTCACGGTTGCAACGGGTGAAACGATGACAGCGGATTTTGGTGTCAGCCTGGCGACATTCGCATAATGCCGCTCAACGCTGACGGATCGCTGCCCGAAGATCGCACGCACAAGCTTGCCTGCAGGCGCGTCAAGGTTGCGGACTGTCCGGCCAAGATTCCACTCAGGTTCATCGAGGCGCTGGAGCAGAACCAGAAAATCAGTTCCTGTTGCAGGCATCCTGAAAACCACGACATCGTTGCCTATCACAGTCCATCGGCGGAACGCTCGCCATCTGGCGAGCTGGCGGCGGATATTTATACCTTCATCTGCACCTGCGGGAATTTGCATCGCCGCGTGATGCTTGGCCGCGGCGAACGGCCAATGTGGGATGTGAGATAGCAACCGCCCCTTCTGGGGAGTCTGATGAGGTAGTGCTGTGGCTCTCAAGTATGCTGATCGCGTCCAGGAAACATCGACCACGACCGGCACCGGCACTTACAATCTCGCAGGCGCATCGACTGGCTTCCGCACCTTTGTTGCTGGAATAGGCAACGGCAACACCTGCTACTACTGCGCAACGAACGGTACTGATTGGGAAGTCGGCATCGCTACGGTGACCGATGCCTCGCCCGACACGCTGGCCAGAACCACGATCATCGACTCCAGCAACAGCAATGCCGCTGTCAATTGGGCCGCGGGTACACGAACGATTTTCTGCACCATTCCGGCGACGGGCCTTCTGCCGCGCGGCCATATCTGGGGCCTGACACTTTCCAACGCGGCTGATACCGCAAATGATATTACGATTGCGGCTGGCGAATGCCGGGACGAAACCGGCCAGCACGATATGAAACTTACCGCTGCAATCACCAAGCGGCTTGATGCGGGATGGGCGGTCGGAACTGATCAAGGCGGATTGAACACAGGCGCTGAAGCGGCGGACACATGGTACGAGGTTCATCTTATCAAGCGCCTCGACACTGGCGTTGTCGATGTGATGTTCACCACGACAGCCAACCGCGCCACGCTGCCCACGAGCTACACCGTTCAGCGCCGTATCGGCTGGATACGAAACAACGCCTCAAGCGCTATCCTGCAATTCACTCAAGTTGACGATTATTTCACCTGGACAACGCAAGTCAACGACGCATCTTTTACAGCGACATTAACCGCTGCAGCGGTTACGTTAACCGCCCCCCCAAACTGCATAGCGAGGTTCAGAGCGGCAGCGGCCGGCTTAGTTTCGGGTTCTGATGGAAGCGCAACCACGGTGTTTTCGGAAATAGTGGAAGGGAATGTCACTCCATCACTAGCAACCGGCATTGCCTCTCTCACCGGTGGCGAACCTGTGATGAACGAATTACACGATCAGGCGGGGCATTTTGAGCTGCGGGTCAGCAGCACTTCGACAATTGAACACGACTCCACCAGCAACAAAACAGATATTGATATTTCGACCTACGGCTTTATCGATAGCCGGGGAAGGTTCGCCTGATGAGGTATCCGCAATATGACGCCAACGGAAAACTCCTCGGGCATTACGCCAATGCTCAATTCGACAGAGCCGGAAAACTTTATACCGCTCCGCCTATTCCTGACGATCATCCGGACATTCTCGCCTGGGTCGAAGCCAGAAAGCGCGCCGTCAAGCCGGGCAAGACGCTTGCAGAGCGAGTTACGGCAATAGAGGATTTTCTGAAGATACCGAAGGCTTAAAGCCATGCTTGGCTTCCATGCCATATCGGCGGCCGCGATCAGCGCACTTGCTGCTCAGGGTACAGCCCACAGCGTAGCCATTGACGGGGCCAGTTATACATTCACGGCTTCGGCAGTAACGCTTAAACACGGATGGAAGGTTGCTGTAGGAGAAGCAGCCTTCGCTTTCACGCCCGCAGATGTAACCTTCACACTCGACACGCCGAACAAGGTCGTTGCCATTGGCGGCGCGTCCTACGCGTTCACGGCAAGTGCTGTATCCCTACTACACGCCAAGAAGGTCACAGTAGGTGCAGTCAGCTACGCGTTCACGGCCGGCGATGTCACTTTCACGATTGCCGTTCCACCGCCCGAACCACCGCTCAGGGCCAGAACTGGCGTTACTACGGCAACTGCCAAAGGTTCGGCCACATCGGCAAAGGCAAGGGCAGGCGTTCTCAGCGCAACTGCGAAGGGTTCTGCAACTTCCGCCAAAGGCCGCCACGGTGTCACAAGCGCCAATGCAAAGGGCTCGGTCGTCTAATGCCGTCACTCGCCACCAATTCCGCGAACACGCTGAAGCTGACTATCCGAAACAGCGCGGGGACTCTCGTGGACCCCGTCACGATCACGCTACACTGGAAGCTTGGCCGTGACGGCATTGAAACAACAATTGCCAAAGCCAGCCTCACCCGCGTTTCAACCGGCATCTACACCTATGAAATCACGCCGGAAGATGATGGCGAGCATGTGGGCGACAATGTGCTCATCTATTATGAATGGGTAACAACAGTTCCTGCCTATGTGGAGCGCGGCAGGTTCGCCATGTCAACGAGTCAATTCACCTATGCCCGATGAAACCAAGATTGGCCGTCCTACCAAATACGATGACAGCCTTTGCGCCAGGATAATTGAACTGATGGCGGAAGGCTTGTCGCTTACTGCGGCGGCGGCTGACCTCGATATCCACCGCGAGACTGCCTATGCATGGGAACGGGACGGCAATCACCCGGACTTTGCCGACGCTCTCAAGCTGGCTCGCGGCAAGCGGACGTTGAAACTGGAACGCGATCTGCTCAAGGCTTCTGATGGGCCCACGGTCACGTCCCGCATCTTTGCTCTCAAAAACGCCTGTGCTGATGAATGGCGTGACAAGCACGAGCATGAGCACGGCGGCAAGGATGGCAAACCCTTCCAAATCAATATCAGCGCCGTTGAGGATCAGTTCTAGGTGGTTTTCAGGCTAACGGCCAAGCAGATAGAAGCCAACAAGGTTCTCGCCTCACCGGCCATGCACCAGTTGTTCTACGGCGGGGCGCGTTCCGGCAAGACTTTCGTTATCGTGCGCGCGATTTGCGTCCGGGCTGTAAAGGTGCAGTCCCGCCACGCAATGTTGCGCTTTCGCTTCAATCACATAAAGCAGAGCGTCGTTTTTGACACATTCCCGAAGCTTATGGATTTGTGCTTTCCGCAGGTTCCTTATGAACTCAACAAGTCCGATTGGTTTGCAAAACTCGCGAATGGCAGTGAAATCTGGTTTGGCGGGCTAGACGACAAGGAACGCACCGAGAAAATCCTTGGCAACGAGTACGCCTCGATTTTCTTCAACGAGTGCTCGCAAATCCCTTACGGCTCGGTGGAGATGGCGCTAACCCGCTTGGCGCAAAAGACCGGCCTTACGCTCAGGGCCTACTACGATGAAAACCCGCCCGACAAGAATCACTGGACCTACAAGAAGTTCATCAAGCATCTGGACCCGCTGACAGGGAACCAGCTTGCCGATGCCGCGAACTACCGCGGAATGCAGATGAAGCCGGAAGATAACAAGGACAACCTTGCCCCTGAATACTTCTCGACGCTCAACGCCCTGTCAGGGCGCCGCAGAAAGCGATTTCTTGAGGGCGAATTTGCAGACGCCACTCCCAATGCGCTCTGGTCGCCCGAAATTTTTGACAAGTGGCGCATACTCGATGACCGCGTACCTGACTTCCAGCGGATTGTTGTTGGTGTGGACCCATCGGGTTCTGGGGATGAGGACAACCGGGATAACGATGAAATCGGCATCATCGTCGCGGCACTAGGCACGGACGGCAACGCCTATGTTCTGGAAGATTTGACGGTGAAAGCCGGTCCCGCGACATGGGGCAAAATCGCAACAAGCGCATTTGAACGGCATAGCGCCGACGTGATCGTGGGTGAAAAGAACTTCGGGGGCGCAATGGTTGAATATGTGATCAAGACAGCCCGCGCCAATACGCCGTTCAAGGCTGTCACCGCTTCACGCGGCAAAGTGGTGAGAGCTGAGCCCATTTCTTCCCTCGCTGAGCAAGGCAAGGTCCGCCACGTGGGTTATTTTACTGAATTGGAAGATGAACTGTCAGGCTTCACCACGACGGGCTACACGGGCGAGCGTTCACCCAACCGTGCCGACGCCTATGTGTGGGCCATATCCGAACTGTTTCCCGGACTTACGCGAGCGGAGGCGAAGGCCATTAATGTCTATTCGTACATTCCGCCCGTGCTGCAAACGCCTCAGGGCTGGCTTGGGGGCTAGATGACCGCTGAGTCCCATGCTGACGTGATGAAGCGTTTCCAGTGTTACTGGGACGCCGACCGCGACAACCGCGATGACGCCCTTGAGGATCAGCGATTCCTTGGCGGCGATCAATGGCCAGACGCCGTGCGCCGTTCGCGTGAATCCGACGGCCGTCCGGTTATCACCATCAATCGCATGGGCCAGTTCGTGCGCCAGGTGTCAGGAATGCTCAGACAAACCTCGCCTGCCATCGACCCGTTCCCCACCGATGACAAGACCGATCCTGTCCTGACTGACATCTACGCGGGCATCATCCGCCAGATCGAATATCAGTCGGGCGCATCCTCGGTCTATTCATGGGGCGCTGAGTGCCAGATCAGTTGCGGCATCGGGCACTGGCGCATTGACACGCAATATGCCGATGACGGGTTCGACCAGGAAATCGTCATCAAGCGCATTGTCGATCCGCTGTCCGTGCTTTGGGACAGCAATTCGGGTGAGTTGGACCGTTCGGACGCCCATGAGTGCTTTGTCATGGAATGGGTTACGGAGGATGAATATTTCCGCCGTTTCCCGGATCAGAGACGGGATGGCATCCCCGCCGATCTCCCGGCTGACATGTATCAAAACGGCCTTTACTGGCGCGAGGACAAGAAATTCCGCATCGCGTCCCGCTGGTGCAAGAAGCCCAAGAAAAAGAAGATCGGCATGACGCAAGACGGGCAGGTGTTCGATCTGGACAAGCTCTCGCGCCTCGCCATTCAGAGCCTCGGTATCACGCAAGAGCGATCCATCGAAGGTTGGGAGATCAAGCATCAGGTTCTGTCCGGTGATGATTTCCTGACCGATGTCGAGATCTGGGCGGGCAAGTATATCCCGATTGTTCCCTGCATCGGGGCCGAGGTTCCCATTGACGGCCAGGTTACGCGGCACGGCATTGTCCGCTGGGCGAAAGACCCGCAGCGGCTTTACAACTACTGGCGCTCCGCGGCGGCTGAGTCTATCGCGCTTGCTCCCAAAGCGCCGTGGAAAGCCACACCCAACATGATCAAGGGCTTTGAGTCCATGTGGCTCAACGCCAACCGGCAGAACGCTTCAGTGCTTTTGTATAATGCTGACGAATCCGCACCCAATCTCGCGCCGGAACGCCAGCAGCCAGCGGCTCCTCCTGCCGCGATGTGGCAGGAAGCCGCTGTTGCGACCGAGGACATGGAAGCTGCGACGGGCATGTATCCGGCTGCGCTCGGCAAGAAATCGAATGAGACTTCCGGCGTTGCCATCGAGGAACGACAGCAACAGAGCGACAACGGCACGTTTATCTATTTCGACAACTTCAACCACGCCATCCGGCGCACCGGGCAAATCCTGGTCGATCTCATTCCCAAGATTTACGATGGCGAGCGCGTGGTTCGCATTCTGGGGCAGGATGAGACAGAATCCTTTGTACCCATCAACAAGACCGTTCAGGATATATACGGCCCTGTATTGGTGAATGACCTCAATGCGGGCAAGTTTGACGTTCGCATCAAGACTGGGCCTTCCTACGCCAGTGGACGACAGGAAGCCCGTGCTCAATTGAGCAACATTCTTGCCAATGATCCAACGCTGATGCAGGTGATCGGCGACCTGTATTTCGAGAGCCTTGATTTCCCTGACGCCAAGAAGATCGCGGCTCGCATGAAGAAGGTCATCCCGCAACAGTTATTAGGTGAGGAAGAAGGCGGGCAGCCGCAGCAGCCCGACCCGATAGCGGAGGCCGGAACGCGCCTGCAGCTCGCGGCAGCTGAAGCCGATGTTGCCAAGAAACAGGCAGAAGCTTTTGACAAGGAACAGTCGGGCATAGGCAAGCAGATCGAGAACGAAAGCCGGGTTGCGTCCATCCGGCAATTCGGTCTGGAACCCCCGCAGCATCTTGTGAAGGAACAGGACCGCGTACACGACATGAACAAGACCCGCGAAGGCCACATGGTCAAGATGACCGAGGCTGAACGTGGACGGCAATTCACTGAACGGCAGGCGCTAAACCAGCCTGCTGAGTAATTCGGCGTCCTGGAGCGCCGCAACCCCCGCTGTGAAGCGGGCAATGCTCAAGAGAGAAAATGACTGAAGAAACTATCGTCCCAGGCGACGCACAGCCTGACTCGGCCTCCGTTGCCGCTTCCAATGAAGAAACCACGGAAACCAAGGCTGCTGAAACTCCGGCGAGAGCCGAAGGCGACAAAGCAGAGACTGCCGAGGGCAAAACCCCGGACCCCGCCAGGGAAGATGCGGCCGCTACTGAAGCGGCCAAAACGCTTTCAAGGCGCAAGCAGACCATGCAGGAACGTCTAAATGACGTGACGCAGAAACGCCGTGAGGCCGAGCGTAGAGCGATCCGCGCTGAAACCGAACTGGCGCAGCTCAAGGGCACAATGAAGGCCCCTGTAGCTTCAGAATATCAAGATGTCGATCAACTGACCGCAGATCGGGTTAACCATACCCTCGATCAGCGCCGCGTGAAGGAACTCGAATCCGAACGAACCGATGCCGAGCAACAGGCCAGAGACGCCCGCGCCCAGGCATTCAGCACCCGTGTTGATGATTTCATATCAACCGGCGTTGAGGATTTCGAGCAAATCGCGTTTTCCGCCCCGTTGAGTGATGACACCGCCGGGATGATCGCAGACCTGGAGGAAGGCCCGCAGATCGCATATTTCCTCGGCAAGAATCACGCTGAAGCGCGGCGCATCTCACAGTTGCCGACACTCCGCGAGAAAGCAGTTGCCTTGGGCAGGCTCACAGAGCGCCTGACGGCCATGCCCACTCGCAAAACGACTCAAGCCCCAACACCTGTCACCGCTGTGGCCGGCAAGAATGCCGGTCGCTCCGACTTCGACGCCAACGGCGCCTCGATGGAGGATTACGCAGCCAAACGAAAGGCAGGCTGGAGGGGATAAACCTCAACCATAGCCTTTTCCCCGCTGTGAAGCGGGCAAGGCCCCTAGTGGGATTTTTCTCATGTCCAATACGACTCTAACTGCGGACATCGTTGCCAAAGAGGCACTGCTTGTCCTGGAGAACGAGCTTGGCGTTCTCGACACTTTCTATCGCGCTCCAGAAGAAGAGTTCGACAAGAAGGTGAATGGCTACAAGGTAGGCGACACGATCTCGATCCGTCGCCCTGCCGACTTCACCGTTCGTACCGGCGCAACCATGAACGTACAGGATGCAATCGAGGGCAAGGTTACGCTCCAGATAGCTTCCCAGATCGGCGTGGACTTCCAGTTCACGTCATCTGACCTGACGCTCAAGGTCAGCGAAATGTCCGAGCGGATCATCAAGCCTGCGATGACCAACCTCATCAACCACATTGCCAAGGACTGTTTCGACACGTTCTATCCGGCGGTGTATAACTGGGTTGGCACGGCTGGCGAAACCATCAACTCCTATGCGGACTTTTCCAAAGGTCCGCAGCGCATGGACGAGATGGCGATCCCGACATCAAGCCGCTACGCCGCTTTGGCGCCTGCGGATCACTGGGGCTTGCTGGGCAACCAGACCGGCCTTTTCATCAGCGACGTTGCCAAGGGAGCCTATCGCAACGGTTCGCTTGGAATGATCGGCGGCGTCGAAACCTACATGTCTCAGGTCATGCCGACTCACACGGCAGGCGCCCGCGACAACACCACGCCACTTGTCAACGGCAACTCGCAGAACGTCACCTATGACGCCGCGAAAAACACTTGGACTCAGTCGCTCATCACCGATGGGCACGATGCCAGCGTAACGATCACGGCGGGCGATGTGTTCACCATTGCGGACATGTACATGGTGAACCCCAAGACCAAGGCGCGCACCGACATCCTTCAGCAGTTCGTGGTGACTACTGCGGCCACTGCCGACGGTTCGGGCAATGCGACGCTAACCATCTCGCCGCCCATGATAACTTCGGGACCGCATCAGACCGTTGCGCTCTCAACCGGCGACATGGACAACAACGCCTTGACCTTCGTTGGCACGGCGTCCACTGCCTACCGGCAGAACCTGATGTACCACAAGAACGCTTTTGCGCTCGCGGTGGTTCCGATGGAAATGCCGCAAGGTGCTGTGAACGGCGCTCGCCGGTCCTACAAGGGCTTCAGCGCCCGCGTGATTCCGGTCTATGACGGCGTGAACGATGTGAGCAAGTGGCGTCTGGACATGCTCTACGGTCGCCGCTGCATCGATCCGCGCCTCGCAATCCGCGCGTCAGGCACGGCCTAACAGCCATTAACCCCTTGGGGGCGGGCTGATCTGGCTCGCCCCTGTTTCATTCTCATCATCTCAGGAGAACTATCATGGCTGTTCAGCAGCTTCGTGATGGCAATGACGAGGGCACGTCCCTCGGCGCGGCCACAACTGATCTTATCTCGTTTTATGGCGTAACGCCGGCTGACCAGCCTTCGGGCACGGGTCAGGCGGCCATCACCGACTCCACCACTGGCACGGCGGCCAATACCGCCGCAGCGGGCGTTGGCGTCTACTATTTGCCGGTCAACCTTCCGTTGGCTGGCATTACCGGAAACGTCGATGTGATCACGGCATTCACGCCGGGTCACAAGTTCAAAATCCTGGCGGTGGATTTCTTCGTCACCAAGATTGCTTCGACGGCGGCCAAAGCGGCAACGCTCAACCTGGAGATTGGCACAACCAATCTGACGGGCGGCGTGGTGGCTCTGACAACCGCCAACTGCGGAACCTTGGGGGCGGCGGTAGCCGGATCGGCAGTCACCGCCGCCAATACCGGCTCCTCATCCGACACGGTGTCTGTGGAAGCATCATCCGTGACGGCCTTCGGTGAGGGCGACGGTACACTGATGATCAAAATCCAGAACATGGACATGGCGGATGCCGTGGCCTCCATCCTCCAGCGCACCAACAAGTTCCGCACAGACTTTGTGGAGCTTGGCCTGATTGCTGGCGCTTAACCACTGACATGGGCGGGATCTTCGGATTCCGCTCTTTCCTTTTACCGGTGACGGAGGGCGCATGACTACTGCCAGCGACATTGTAACCGGCGCTCTCAAAATGATCGGCATTGTTGATTCCGCTGAAGCTGTAGGCGCGTCGGAATCCAGTGACGGGCTGACTGCGCTCAATGACATGATCCAGTCGTGGACCGGGCGAAGCGTTTACACGGGCGCGGCCATTCTGGCCCTCTCTGACGAGTTTCCCTTCGAGGACCAGCACATATTGGGCTGCAAGGCCATGCTGGCCGAAATCCTCGCGGATAATTACGGCAAGACCGTTCCGCCTGGCGTTGTCAAGAGGGCGCGCGCGGGATGGAACGCGATATTTGCCGATTTCTTCGTACCCGAAAGAATAAAGGTTGATGACGGGCTTCAGAACATGCCGTCACAACGCTGGTATCTCAGGTAGCTGCCTGTGGCTTCCCGCACTGTCGAAGTTCCCTTTGCACGGCAATCGAACCCGCAGGAGTTCCGCGAGCAGGGATATGAACGCCTGATCAATGCCTATGCCGAAACGTTGGGCGAAGGCAAAGACGCCAAGGTCCGGGTCCGCATGTCGCCGGGGCTTACGTCTTTCGGAACCGGCCCCGCCCATTTCGGCGCGCGTGGCGCGATAAAGTCGGGAGATTATATTTACGTCGTCTACGAAACCGGCGTTGCCAAGTTCAACAGCGCAGGAACACGAACCAATCTCACGGGCGGCATTGCGGGAACCACAGCGGTTTCCATGGCGCTCAATGCGGCTTCAACCCCGCAAATCGGCGTGGTTGCGTCCGGGCGCTATTATGTCATCGAGAACGATGTTGTCTCGCAGGTTCCGACCAGTTACCTGTCGGGCTTCACGCCAACCTCGATCTGCTGGATTGGCGGTTATTTCATTCTCACCGACGAGGACGGGCGGTTTTTCAACACCGGGCTTAACGACGCCAAGTCGATCAACGGGCTTGACTTCGCAACTGCGGAAGGTTCGCCTGATGGCTTGCTTGGCGGTATCGCTCTCAGGTCGGAGCTTTGGCTGTTTGGCGAGGAGACGATTGAGGTTTGGGCCAATGAGGGGAACAGCCCCGGCTCGCCCTTTGGACGGCAAGGCGGTTCGTGGATAAACAAGGGGTGCAAGTCCTACCATTCCATCGTACAGGCCGACAACACGCTATATTGGGTCGGCAATGACGGCATAGTGTACCGCAACGATGCCTACAGGCCGCTTCGAGCAAGCCATGAAGGCGTTGAGCGTTCGATAGCCAACGCGACAAGCCCTTCAACCATCAGGGGCGGCACCTACACGATTCATGGCCATGCCTTCTACGTGATTTCCGACGCGAGCTTCACTTGGGTCTATGACATCAAGGAAAGGCGTTGGCATGAGCGCAAAAGCCTTGGGCTGGATCGCTGGAAAGCTGCTGTGTTCATCAATGCCTTTGACAAGTGGCTGGTTGGCACAATCGATGACGGCAATATCTATGAGATCGACATGGATTCGCGCCTTGAGGGCGGCAATTCGATTCCATGGGAAATGCATTCTATCAACATGGGCGATACGCCGGAACGGGCGGTGGTTTCAGGGGTCGAGATCAATTTTGTAACGGGCCGCGCCGTTCATTCCGGCACCGTGCCGCAGACAGCGCCGTTCATCGAACTGAGCTACACCGATGACGGCGGGGCCATTTACTCGATGCCAAGGCAGATATTGCTTGGCTCGACTGGCCAGTATGATTCTCGCTGCCGTGCATGGAGGTTTGGACGCACAGGTGCGAAATGGGGAAGGCGATGGAAGATAACGGGTTCCGATCCGCATATCCTCGCCATGTGGAAGTTCATCATGCACGTTGAACCGTTGGCGGCGTGACATGACCATTCCCGCAGACAGAACCTTCGTCAACGAACAGCGCGGCATCATCGATCCGTGGCTCAAGGTTGTAGAACGGCACGATAACCAGCTTGCCGATCTTCGCACCAGAATGACGGCGGCAGAAGCGCCTGACCCTAGTGACGAAGCCGTTAATTCCTTCTCCAGCCTATCGGCATTCAATGAACAGGTAGAAGCGGATGGCGGGCTTATCGAGGCAACAAGCCCCGGCGATGAACTTTCCATCAACGTTACTGGGCCGGGTTTATTTGAAACCGATCCGAACAACAGGGCGCTGAATCTTGCACTTGCAACCTATAGCGCGGTCATTCCGGGAACGGGTGCGCAACTCGCGCCTATTGGGCTTGTCAGTGGTAATGACAAATCTGCAACGTTAAACCGGATGTATGTGTCGCCCATTGTGGTTCCAAGCCGCAGAGCTGTGACCGCGCTTAACTGGAAAAAAACCGCCATAGGCGGCGGCGATTTCGCCATGAGCCTGTATGCCGATGGCGGATGCAGGCCAGGAGCAGTGCTAGTGGTTGGCGGATCGACTGACTACAGCGGTTCCCCAGATACTTTCTCCACGACCGTCAGTTTGACGCTCAATGGCGGTCTTTACTGGATCGCATTTATTGCCAATGGTTCAGCTCCATTCAGGGCTTACAATTCGACTGCGGCGGCTCTTGGGCTAGACTCAAACTTCGACCCGATATTCGGCTGGTATCGGGCAGTCACATTTCCCGACATGCTTTCTGATGAAACCGGATCAACCTGGACCGCCAACACGGGCGACCATCCCATTCTCACAATCACCTGCTAACCGCGAAGGATAACGACCATGGGTTTCTGGGGTTCAATCATCGGATCGTCCGGCATCAAGAAAGCCTCGAACATCACAAGCAAGACCTACAAGAAAGCTGATGCGCTTGTCCGTGAGGGCGATGCCAAGGCTTATGGAATGCTGTCATCCGCTGCGGACTATCAGCCAGCACAGGGCGCTCTTGAACGCATCCTTGGCCTACAGGGAGCACAGGCGCAACAGGACGCTTACGGGCAGTTTCGTGACAGTCCAGGCGTTTCGTTCCTTCGTGATCAGGGCGAGCAATCGCTGCAGCGCGCCGCTTCGGCTGGCGGCCAACTGGCATCGGGAAGGACGCTTGCCGATGCGAACATATATGGACAGGGCGTGGCGGAACAGAGCTTTGGCGATTATTTCAACCGCCTTCGCGACATTTACGGAACAAAACTTGTGGCCGCGGGCGATCTCGCGGCTGGCTCTCGCAGCACTTATAACGCGCTTGCCGATCTCAGATTGGGCAAGGGCCTAGCGAAGGCCGATTACGCAATGCAGAAGGGCGCAATCATTCCGAACCTGATCAGCCAAGGCTCGCAGATCATCGGCGGCATTGCTGGTGCTGCTTTGGGTGGGCCTATGGGTGGTGCGCTGGCCAGCAAAATGATGGCTGGCGGTTCGTCCTACGGCAAACCGGCGACGATTTACTGAGGGGGCTAGACCCATGCAGACTTATGGCTTGAACCTGACTGGCGCTTACGATGCGTTTAATACACAATTCAATGCAGCACGTGAGCGGCGCGATACAAACAAGCTGAAAGAACTGATGGGCGGTGCGCTTGGAGGCGACCAGAACGCCTTGGCAGAATTGCGCGGCCATAGTCCAGAAGGGTTTATGAAGGTCAGGCAGTACAGCGACGATCAAAGGAAAGCCGCTGTCCAGAAATACACATCGATGGCCTACGCCGCCAAAACGCCCCAGCAGTGGCAGCAGTTTGTAAATACCGCGAAAGCGGAAGGTTTTGAGTTTGAT